AAATTAATTAGCTTTGGTGGTTGATCTAATATGCTCAACGTCTGCCACCTTGGATAACTTCCAATCTATTAATACCAACACGCCAATCATCAGCGTTAACCCCTTCAATGCGTATCCTGACTTGTCGCCCAGTAAAACGTAGGCTAGTGGGGTTAGCCATATTGAAAGGGCCAAATGATCTTTCCACATCGTTGGGATAGAATCGAGTTTTGAACGTAGCGTCAACATCACCTTGGGTTTTCTCATCGGGTATCATCTGGGTAACGCTCATTACGTTATCGCCATTGCCCATAATTATTGGGCCTGATTCTGCAAATGGTTCGCCACCATCGTAGTTAAAGCCAATTTCATGTTCGTATAATTTCTTGTCAGTAGCAGAGGCAATAATAGGTTGACGATATACGCCTGCATCAACGCCTGATGTTCTAGCTAAAACGCCTATAGCCCATGTGTTATCGTTGTAGTTAAATACAACATAGCGGTTATTCTCATTAGAGTTTGCTGATGGGTAGAACCACCAAATCTCACCAAAGTTGGCGTTGGATACTGCCGCTACTTTACTGATCTGGCTATGGTTAATGTCTGAGAAAACGTAATCAGCAACCTCGCAATTAACCTCGCTAACTGCACCACCACTGTAGGTGTAGAAAGATCGACTACCCATCCAAACAGCACCCTTGTCTACAACAGCCACCGCTTGTGTCGATACAATTCCGCAAGACGTGCCAATACGCTCAATGCCAAAAACGTAGGGTGGGCCAGAGTAAGTAGCCACATGAGCATCAATGTCGGTCAGTATTAAGGCTTGGTTCTGAACTCGCACACCACACTGAATACGGCCTGTTGTCTGTAACTCTAAACTACCAGCTTCATTCGTAGCGGCTGGTGTCCATACTGTATTGTTTTCCCTATCAGACCACTTTACCAGGCGAGGGTTGCCGCCAGCACCAAGGCACATTAAGAACCTTTCTTCTGTGACTAAAATAGCCCTATTACTGACGGGAGCATTAGCTACCACAGCCGCCTTTGTTGAAGGGTTTAATTGCCACTCATATACCTTGCCGTCTGTACTTGAGCAAGCGACTAGAAATTGCCCGAATGAATCCATTGACCAAGTAGTTGCTGGCGTAATAGTTACAGATTCTTGTCTTGCTGTTCCGTAATATTCTCGACCATAAAAAGCTGTACCAAATCCAACAGGGTTAAGCGCGTTTTCATTACCAGCCGTTAAACCTACTGGTGTTATGTCATATTGAACGCCTGCGCCACTGTAAGCATATAATTTATTATAGCTACCAGCCGCAATCCAACGATCAGCATTATTAGCAATCCAAGACTTCATGCCGCGCACTTGCCCTGCACTAGCGGTATCGCTGCGAGTACGCCAGCCACCAATGGGCCGCAATGTATTATCAAACCAGCGCACCAGGTTAGAATCACGCCACCGCCCTTGGCTTTGCAAGTCAGTGCCGTTACGATATACCCCTGCTGGTAAATCTAGTGGAATTAGAGCCATTACTATTTAGCCTTTCTATTAACTAGCCTTGGGCTTGTTGTAGCCTGCAAACTTTTCGCCCCTGTACTCTATGCTCATACAATCGCTGCCCTAGCTGCTGCCCTAGCTGTAGTCACATCGGCTGGCACTGCTGCTGCTGTCTCAGCATAGCGTGTGATGTACCAATCTGTAGACTTTAGATACTCAAGTGACTCAGAGTTAACCAAAGACTGAGCATTAGCTGCTATCTCTGCATCAGTAAACTCAGGGGCAGGGGTATTACCTTCTGCTATCCATGCGAGTACAGCAGCGCAGTCTCGGTTAGCTGGGTCATTGGGTACTGACATAGTGCTGTTGATTAGGTAGCCATGTTCTTGTGTTTTTACTGTTTCAATAATCATGTTATAGCTCCGCGTCTGCAAAAATCATTCCAGTACCATCATCTCTGTTTACTAAATTTAAACCTTGTCCAGCAGTTACAGAAACACCACTACTTGCATAAACCATAACTGTTTTAGTTGAAGGTATATAAAATAAGGGTGTAATATTCGTTCTGGCAGCCTCTCCTGATGATTGGTAAGCTATTCCAACTTCATAACCCATAGTAGGTGTTACTCTTTTATCCACAGAAAATCTTACAACTCCTTGAACCTGAGTATTGCTATAACAAAAACCATTAGCTAAGAGTGATTGATTTTCTTTTGTTATTAAAGTTTCATAATACCGCTGACACAACGCCAACTCTTCACCATAGCTGCGGTGTTCAAAGTCAGTGGCGGTTGAGCCTAGTTCTAGTTGGATGCCTGTAATCAAATAAACTACAGAACCTGCCCCATTTGATTTTATACTAAGTTGTAATCCATTAGAAACTTCAGTAGGTAAAGATGTAAAAGTACAAGTATATCTCGCATAAGATGTTGTTGTAGAAACTGTCTGTGTTGATATAGATGTTGTGCCACCAAAGTTATCTTCAGAATTTGCTCTTGCCAAAGCTACTGCAATCTTATCTGTGCCTGCACCAGTTGTTTGTTTTAAATAAAAACTAACAGTTATTGTTGCTCCAACTAATTGTTTACAGCTTGATGCTTCTATTTTTTGTGTAAGACCACTATCAGATCCGCCACCTCCAACAGAAGTAGCATATTGAAAACCAGTAGGAACATCAGTTGATCTTGATATAGCTAAACTTGATCCAGCATAATAAGACCATCTATCAACAGAGGTATATCCTATTGCTGAAGCTGAAGTTGCTCTTTGCCAAGCTTGCATACCACCATTAATAATAAGGTTCTTACGACCAGACCTTACATTACCAGAAGGGTCACTAAGTATTCCTGATGCAGTAACATTTCCTGATGAATCACTAACCAGTTTATTTGGGCCTACATCAATGGTAGTTCCTGTGATTGTAGTAGCCATTTCTTACCCCTTCGGAATTGATGTTTTGATTGCGGCTATAGCGTCTTGCCAAGTAGTAGTGCTATTGACTAAATCATCGTATCGCATCTCATCTTGGTTCAATTTGTCATACTCCACTTTGCGTGAACGTGCGTAGGATTGAGCATCGTACTGGCTTTGCAATTCAATAATCTTCGCCTGTATTGCGCTGTCAGTAGGCTGGTCTTGTTCTGTGTCCAACCATTCTAAATCTGAGTCTCCCCTCAAAACCCACTGAGCCGATGGTGTTAATGCTTGGAGTGCTGCGACTTTATCGGTCATGGGGTTATCCTTTGATTTCTATGAGAGTTATCCTGCACCCTTTTTTAATATTGGCGCTGTTTGATGCAGGGAAAAATGTTGTTGCTGAATAGTTCGTTCCTGTCACTCTATGTTGAATTTTATAAGTAACAGCAGAAGTCGTAGCAGGTGAATCTAAATTAGATAAATGTACATTTGCTTTGAGGAGTAATCCTTGTGAAGGAGCACCCCCAGACCAGTAGTCATACGCTGTTAATGCGGCTGTGATTTCTACACTACCCCTTAAAACACGATGCTCTGCTTCCACATTGTAAGATGTCCCTTTAATCATGCACGAACTAGAGGCTACTGCAAAAATCTTACTACTAGTTGAAGTAGGAGTTATTGTTGCTGTGACACCAGTATCTGAAAAGGAAGTAGAAGTAGAAGTTGTCTGTGTAGATATATCCGCACTAGTAACAACCTGCAACACACTACCACTAGGCATACTAGCACTTGTCATACCACTTAACTGATTAGATAACGCTATCGTGCCACTGCCATTGGCTGTCTCAAGCGTGTCTACTTTTATTTTAGAAGCCATTACACATTCTCCAGTGCTTCAATCCGCGTAATTAACTCTTGGATTGTTGCGGTTAATAGTGGAACCAATTTGCTTTGGTCAATGCCTTGTAAGTCAGGCACAGAGCGTGTACCCATGACTGCTGCTTCTGTGTCGGTAGCTGCTGTCACTTCATACTCTTCATCACGCATAGCGTCTTTAGTGCCTGATACTGCCTCTGGTACAACGTCTGCTAGTTCGTGTGCTAGGAAACCATTGACATTAGAACCATCTTGAATCCAATCAAAGTTGCAGGGCTTGAGTAGCTTAGTCTGTGCTGTAGCACCTGACATTGGTGTGACGTTTTCTTTAAGGCGGTAGTCCGATGATGTGTTGTAGGCAGTGGATGAGGCTGTTACTGATATACTACCTACTACAGAGCCAGATTTATGAATATTAACTAAAGCCCCTACAGAACCTGCTCTGTTGATATTTATAGGAGGCCCACTACTTCTGCTAAAATTAGCTACATTGCTATCAAGGAATTGAAAACCATCTGAAGGAAAAGAACTTGAAGTAGTACCCATCAACACGTTGCCTGAGCTGTCTATGCGCATGGCTTCAGTGCCAGCGTTTACTGACCATTTGTAACCACTGTAGGGAGAAGCCTGACCACTATAAAAGGTCATTAAGCCATCAGTGTAATCCCTACCAATATCATAATACTGACCGCTAGATGTAACTCCCAGACGCAATTGTGATGGAACAGTACCACTAGAACCTTCAATTTGAACAAGGTTTTGAGGGCTGCTAGTACCAACACCCACGTTACCTGTAAACACTGGACTAGCCAAAGGAGCTAAAGTACCGCCACCAGAAGGTAGGTTTAATGTCTCGTTTGATGAGGTTGTGGAATCTAAAGTAACTCCACCGCCTGCGCTGTTTTTAATAGTAATTGGCATAGTCGTTTCCTAAAGAATTATCCAAGTTGAGCCGTTTGTCACGGTTACTGTGTAATTATTATTAACAGTTACAGGCCCGACAGTGCTCCCGTTTTCGTTACCAGCAAAAGTAATGTTTTCGGCAATAACCTTGGCGTTGGTTCGTATGATTGAGTCAGTACCTAATGACGGCCCACCACCACCAATTTCACCCCATCCTGCGGCTGTGTATCCCTCAAAAGCAGCCTCAGTAGAGTTGTAGCGTAAACGGCCTGCGGCTGTGCCTGATGGACGTTGTGCGGTAGTTCCTTGAGATACTTGAAAAGAACCTGTTGATGTATTAGTCACATCACCAGATAACGCACCGCCAGCCTTGGGTAAAGCAGCATTTGCAACAATGAGGTTGGCAGCAGATCGGTTATCAGACACTTTCATTTGAGTGTCGATAAGGTTCATGTTCGTGTTGAGCTTCGTACCCCAAGTATCCTCAGAAGCCCCAACTTCGGGCTTTGTTAAGCTATAATTGGGTGTGGTTGTATCTGCCATTTCAATAATCCTATCGTTAATCTTTTACAAAGTAGTCCACGTTGCGCTATCAACTGGCTTAGTAGCCCAAGTTGCCACATCAATTGGTAATGGCTCGTATTTATATCGACCCGTTGCCGTCATGCCTGACACCGCTTGTATAACTGCTGCACCGCCCATCTTGGCAATACCATTAGCCGTTAAGCCCGACTCAGCGTTAATAACTGCGCTTGCAGACACAACATAAACCGCATCAGCCGTTACAGTGCTAACCGCCTCAATAGACGTTTGGCCTTGCCCTATGTCCTGTGCAGCAGCCGTTACAGTGCTTACAGCCTCAATTACTGCGCTGGCATGACCAAACTTCTGACCATTAGCCGTGACACTTGATACCGCTTCGATAACAGCCGCGCCTTGTGCTACACGTTCACCATCAGCAGTAACCGATGATGCGGCATTGATAATGGCAGCAGCGTCTACATAATACGCCTGACCATAAATGTTAATGCCGTAATTGGCGGCTCCGTAACCATTCATTGCTAGGTTAGGGTTATGTCAAATTCGCCAGCTTGGAACCGAAATACGTCACCATTGCCAATGGGTTTACTAGCTGTTAAAGCTGTCTCAGCAAGCATATTGCCGCCTGATGCCGCATCTAATACTGCGGTATGCGTGATGGTTCCCCACACACCCGTAGCCGTTGGAAACTCAACTGCGCTAGTGTTGTCGATTGCTCCTGAGACAGACGCATCAAATGCCATAGCTTTTCGTGTGTATCCATTGCCTGAGACTTCTGTACCAGTGCCGCCTGCGCCCGTAGCCGATGTATAAAGGCCGATGTAAACAGTAGAGGGTGGTGTGTATGCCGCATTTCGGAATACATGATCTAATACTTCGTTTTCAAGAAAAGTAGTGAATGACATAATTAGTAACTTCCTATTTTTAATCTAAGGCCAGAGCCAGAGGCGGTTGAGCGGCTACTAGCAGTATTGACCCTAGCCACAGCAGCAGAATAAAGAGCAGCCCACGTTGATGCCCTAGCATCTTCTTTAAGGTATGGGGCAGAGTGAAGTAATGCGCCATACAGGTAAATATCAGGGTAATTAGTTAGCAGCCAGTTTTTCGTAGCTGAATCAGACAGTGTGGGAATATTGGCGTAGTACATTAAGATTGCGCTATACGCACCATCAGGCGTGGGGAATACTTCAAACTGTGAACTGTTTAAGCTGTAATTAGTGGGCGTACCTGTGGAGTTATTACGCGCTGCTCGACTTGATTGCATGGTAGCCAGAGACATAAAGTTTAGGCTGCTAGTGCCTGATGTTGTTAAATGAAAGCGTATCGTAGACAACCAATCATTAGGTATGCCTGTGAACTGGCTATCAATGGTTGTTTCTGCGCGTGTCTCCATGCGCCAATGCCGTATCTCATTATTAATTGAAGACTCAGCTAACGATATAAAATCAGGTATTGTAGCCGTTAGATCATCACGATTTAAGAAGTTAGCAATGGATGCTTTTAGTTCTGCGTATGTTGAAATAGCCATTTAATTACCTAGTAAACCTTTATAATCTTCGGAAGCATAACTATCATTACTAGCCCCAAGCCCTATAGCCCCAAACAATCCTGTGCTTGCTAACGCACCCGCACTGGTAAACATTTCAGATTTAAATTTGTTTCTAGCCGCAATTTTACTTGCTTCGTCTGTGTATTCTTCTGTGCGAATACCATAGCGATTTAACAAGCCTCTAGTCTGATCGTCTGTTGACTTGGGAATTATTGCCCCTGCAAACTCGTTAAAATCAACAACTCGTTTTGGTTTTGATTCAAAGTATTCTGTAGGGCCGCTACGCAGCATATCTTTATATTCGTTTAACTCTTGCACAAGTTCCTTGCTAGGGTTAAAACCTATTTCTTCTGCTGCTGCCTTAACACCTTTTGTTTCACTTAGCTTAACAAAATCATTAAATTCATTTCGATATTGCCAACCATCTGCTGCATACTTATAGCTAGACTTAAAAGCGTCTTGTAAATCGTAAAGTAAAGAATCTGTGGTTACTTTAAACTCTGCCATATCATCAGCAGAAACAAGATTGCCTTTCATATCCCTCATGCCTTGAAGGTTTTTGAATTGCTCTGTCGTTGCTGCCCTTACCCCACCAACAGAATTAGAAGCCATGCCTCCCTCTGTATTTCTACCAGCAGATCGCTTCATAAACTTTGTTACTTCATCGGCAGTGTAAGGCTTTAATTTTGCTTTTGTAGTGTAATAGTCTCTATCTGGGTTTGAGATAAACCATTCTTCTGGGCTAAATATTTCTTCTAACTTTTCATTTTTCCATACATCATATTCACCGCTAGCTTTAGCAGCATTTACTTGATCTTCTTGCCACTTGCTTTTTTGTCTAAAGTTTCCAGCATGAACCTTTTCTGGGAACGCAATATTTTTTTCAGCTCTAAATAACGGGCTAGCTCGATTATCAAACCAATCTGCAACTTGGTTGTAATCATTTACATCAGCTCCATTTACTAAACCCTCTAAATTCCAAATGTTTGAAATAGTTTCGTCAGCGTAAATATCAAGCTCTTTTAATTTAGCACCATATTTAGCATCAAATGCTTTGCCAGCACCTTTTTTAGCAATTTTTAAAGGTCTAGGCGCTCTGACAGTGTAAGCGTCAGCACTAAATGCTTGGTTAAGTTTGGAAGATTTAGGGTCAAAGTTATCAGGCTTGCCAACAAGAGTAATGTCACCAAACCCTTCAAATGGTATGTCTTTTTGAGTCACAGCTATAGACGGCATTGGAAAGCCACCCATAGATTCTTGTCGAGCAAGTTTGTTTGCATTAGTGTTATGCAAAAACATTAAATCCTTTACATAATCAGCAGCGTTACCGCCAACTTTTTTAATCGCGCCAGCCATAGCCATTTTGCCACCACCAGTAGCTAAATCAAGTAAGTCTAATTCTGGTGATACATTAAGCAAACCTTGTGCTTCTGGGTTCTGTCGGTAATAAGGTAGTGGGTCGTTTACACGCTCCATGTATCTAGCCTCTGCCGATTGCATTTGACTAAGCAATCCTTGTGGCCCTAATTCTAAATCTGGCCTGTCTGCAAGTAATCCAGCACCAATAGACCCAGCTTTTTTGTAGTCTTGAACTTGGGCCATGTAATCATCTAACAGACTCATTACTTAGCCATTCGCTTTTTAACTGCTGCTGACAGGTCTTTCTTGTGGAACAGGTCTTTACTGGTGCTAGTGTGCCTAGCCCCTGTCATGGGTATTCCATTGGTCTTATGAGTGGCCCCTTTGTATTCAGTGCCATTCTTTAGATAATGTTTAACGCCTTTAGCCATTGTTAATAAGCCATTTTCTTTGGCTTTTTAGCAGGCTTTTTAGCTGGCTTTTTCTTGGGCTTACTTGTCATCATGGTGCACCTCCAAAATTGTTAGTGCATTATATCATATTATGCTAGTCCTTTAACATTCCTCTTTAATGCTCCGCGATTCTTTTTCTTAGAACGGCCCAAATCCCCTGCTGCAAAGGCTTGTGCCATTTGTCTAAGCGCGTCTGCGGCTTCACTGTGACCTTCACTCTTGTCAGGTATGTGTGACCATCGTTGCTCACTGTTAGACCATTTACGCCTGTAGGCTTTTAAGTGTTCTAGCCCTGCTGAACATTTATCTTCATCAATCCAAATGTAGGGCCACATATCACTGGTTTGCTGTATACCCCATAGCGTGTCTTGAATCCGTGGGACGATTCGCCAACTTGAACCAGGCATTAATTGTTTAAGCATATCCTTGGGGCTTTTGTTTTTAAGTTCGCCTTGTCGTTTATGATCGGCATCATGGGGCAAATACATATCACTAAATACCAAGTCCAAACTTTGTAGCCATTTAACCGCATGACTATATGGCTCATTCCATGCTTCATAAAATTCTATACACCTAAACTCAAGACCTACCTGTTGCACTACCCATATTGCACAACCATCTGACGCTCCAATATCCCAAAACGTTAAACAAGGGTGTGAAGCAACTACTGGCAGTTTACCTATGTGTCCATCAGCATTAGCTTTGTTAATCTCACGCAGCCAGAAAGCCCCTTCTGGGAACTCTAAAAAGTCACCCTCCCACACATGCCCATAAGTATCGGGCCTTTGCTCTAAATCTTCTAAGCGTTGCTCAGTTAGCACTTTCGGCATCCAAGGGTTATCTTGGTATCCAATGGGGGTTATCTTGCTACTGTTAGGCGCGTTTAAGCGGAATCTAACGTGAGTTGCAGAGGTCTTTGATTGAGGATTCCATATAACCCATAGCTCACTGTTTTCTTCTCGGATAGAGGGCAGTAGCTTCATGTAAGCCTCTTCACTGACTGTTTCCGCTTCATCAATGAACGCTAAAAGAATACGGGCTTTAGATTTAATGCTGTCGATGTTGCGCGTTAATCCTGCAAAGCTATAACTGATGCGTCCATCTTTGCTGCGTATGTAATGATCGCCACAGTCATAATAATCATTAAGAAATGGAACTGCCTGTATTGCGCTTTTAATTTCTGCAAATGATGATTCACTTAAACTGTTCATGTACTGACGCAAACAAAGTATCTGTCCTGACCTTCCACTCTTGCCAAACCTATATCCCCACACTGCGCTCATCAACGCAAAAGCCCTCGATTTGGCCCCACCCCGTCCACCAAACGCTGCGCGAACTCTTGCCTCTCCTTGGAATATGGGAACCAGTTTAGGTGGCAGTTCAATATCTATTTCAGACATTAAAGATTCTCAAACTCTTTGGCGACCAAGTTAATAGTGGTTGGAGGCGTTAAAGAACCATCACTAGAGGTCTGGTCAACCTTGTCAGTGTAATTGTGCTTAGTTAAAACTAACTTGGTTATAGCGGCATTAAAGTCGCCTGTAAGCCCCTTATCACTTAGTTCTATGAATTGTAATTGCATAATTCGGTCTAACATATCCGAAAACTCTTCTTTGCCTTTCTCTTTTGACCAGGCATACATAGTTGAGTTAGCAATGCCTAAGTAATAAGCAAGCCCTATATGTGAGGGAATAGCTGTGCTGTAGGATTCTAAGTATTCCTTAGTCTTTGCCAATAGTTCTGGCGTGTATTTTGTTGGTCTGCTCATTTTAATGTTCCGTTATTTCAATTTCTTCAACATTCATTTCACTGTATTCATCAATCCAAACTACTGCCGCAGCGATTAATAAATCATCTTGTTCATTTAGCAACCGACCATCGTTGACTTCAACTAAAGATTTTATAAGTAAAGCAATAAGGTTTGCCCCTTGGTTAACTTCGTCTTGATGTATAGGTATCACGCTGCGCTCTCAATTTTAATCATTAATTCTTTAGCTAATGCTTTGTACTTAGCCTTAATCGCTATAATATCGTCACGCCTGTATCGCTTTGGCTCGTGCTGCCCTTCTAGTTTTTCAACTTGTTCGATGCCAATCTTGTTAATCAGATTAATGCGGTAATCAATGGCGTTACCTGATAAATGATTATTACAAGGCGCACATTGGGCGTTAACGTTGTTCTCGTTGTAACGCAATTCTGCTGCTGCCCCTACCGATCTATAGTGACCTGCGTGTATCTGGCCTGTGTGGTGACGTTGACAGCTTATACAGGGCTTTCCTTTGTCTCTTAGTCTGATGTACTTGTTAAATTCTGGCTGCGCTTCTTTGTGCAGTTCACCAAGGCTCTTTAGAGCCTGTTTACGGGCCTTTATGTCTTTCTTGATAATCTTGGCACTGTTAGCCTTTGCCATTGTTACAGCGCAACCTACGGAACATACAGAGGCCGTTGACAAGAATGGTTTAAATGTAACCTTGCAGGATTTACACTTTTTTTGACGCGCAGGCTTGAGACTCATGCAGCCTCTTTGTGTTTGTAATTTTCATATGTTTCAATAGATTTTTCTGACCAATGCACACTCTTCTCACTTCCAAAGGCATAAATCACTTCAATTAAGTCAGAAAATTCTTTTTTATTTAGCCTACTACTTCCGCGAGAGAGGCCAACAAAACCACCATCAATGCTGGGTACAGACCTCTGCTTAAATAATGAGCAAACAAAAATAGTTTTCCAATCATATTCATCCAAATTTTGTTTATACCAATCCACTTGTTTCGTAACATCCGTCAGCATAGGCCACATCTTTTTATTCTGACTTAGGCTTCTAGCTTTACGCCTTAACACCACTTCAACAGGGCCAATAAATAGGCCCTTGTTAATCATTTGAATAATCTGCTGAATCATGCCCGATACATTTTTATTATCAACACTGAAAATAACTTCGCTCATATTGCATCTGCCCACTTGCTCATTGGCAATCGTGATAAACGCAAACTTAATCGTAAATCCCACGCGCATTTCTTTTCATGCAAAGGGCTAAACTTATACGCAGGGTTATCAATTAAAAGATACTCGTTTAGTGGGTATCTGTTGCGATTGCAGCGCATGATTAATGTCACATGGTATAGAGGCATTTTGTACTTCTTGGCAATTTCTGATGCCAGCATCCCAGCGTTCATTTTCTTAACCACGTTCTGACACTGTTCTAAGGTTAAACTCATGTTTCTCCCATAATGGCTCTGCCAATAGCTTCTGGTATCTGTGGCACAACTGCATTGCCTAATTGTTTAAGTCTGTGTGCTCTATTGGGAACCCCATTAGCCACTCGACCCACGTTGGGTTCAGTTGACCACCCATCCATTCCTGGTTGCCCTCTCGCCCTTCTGA